AATGCATAAAACTCATCTTGCACTATACTTTTCTCTCCAACCTTTGATGTGTCTTGTGTAACTACAATTTCATCTTCCTCTCTAATGTGTTTAGATAAATGAAATAGTAAATTATCTAATTCTTTATGTTCATTATAAACCGTTATTCCATAACTAATCTTCATCTGGCAATGCCCTTTCTAATGCGTCTTTTTCATCTTCTAATATTAATTTCACTACTTGTTTTAAAGAACCACCTATTAAATCATTACTATCTTCAATTAAAAATACTCTTCTTTTTCTACACTCTCTTAAAAAGTAAGTTTTAAATATAGGTTCTTTTTTTAAAAAAGCTTTCAAATCATTGTATATTCTTTTCATTGTTGACTCTGCTGTGTAGTCTGCACTTTTTTCAGCGTCCTCAAATATACCATTAATTTCTTCAAATAGTTCTTTCACTACCATTGGATTTAATGACTTTTTTTTATTATTTTCTATCTCTAATCCAATGAAAAACTCTACAATTCTTTTTGTGGATTGTTTCCTATAACGATATCTTGGTGCTAATACATAAGCGGTTCTTTGTGAACTCTCACCTTTCATATTTCTATATAAAAATCTGACTAATTGTCCAGCTTGTATTATATTCCAATTAGTATTTTTCATTAATCAATATCCTTAACGATACCCATTTTTTTACAAGCGTCTAAAAACTCGTGTTGTCCATAAGTGGTAGCACCCTCAATATCAAGAGTGTGTTCATTTCCCTCATACATAGGATTTTTCTGTTCCTCTTTGGTTAATTTACGAACCTCTGCTAACTTCCAATTCCAATTGTCTTTCTTACCCTCAGGATAAATCATACCAAACTTACCCATATTTAGAATTGTTGGAAACCAAAAGATTTCTCTTTCATAATCAAAGAATTTTATATCCCTCATTAATTCTGTTGATGTTTCCTCTATCTTCTTTAATGAATCACTATCTCTTTTGTAAGTTGAATTACTCATAAATCCACAATTAAAACATATGAAAGAACTGAAATTTTCAATATCAACTCTTTCTTCAAAACAATGTTTATCACTCAAACAATGTGGACAAGTTATTTTTATTTCTGCCATACTATCCTTTTTTTAATTTTGGTAAATTAAGTTTCTTTGGTTCTTTTGTCAATTTAGGTAGTTTTAATTCTACTTGTTTTGGAACACCCTCTAAAACTTTATCAGTTATTTGAATTAATTTATCTCTCATAGCATCGTGTGAAAATGTCTCACGATTTACTATCATTTGTTTTTTTGCTTTCATTTTGTATTTATCATAATTATTAAATACATCTAGCATTACTCTTCCTGCAATACCATAATTTACCGTGCTCCACATAGACTCAGGTGTTGTATAATCTTTTGGAAAAGCATTTGGTGCTACCTTTGTCATCTGATGTGGTAGTTCAACACTATATTGTTTATCTAAGAAATCTGCTTGACCTGTTGATATTGGTGCTATCACTGGTTTACCACTTAGTGAAGCTTCTAATAATGGTCTTCCGAAACCCTCTCCGTGTGTAAAGGTAATGTGCGCTTTCACTTTCGGGTGATTATACATTTCGTTCATTTCTTCATCTGTTAAGTCTCCGTGCAATAAATAAATATTCGGTAATACATCAGCTTTAACTGAACTTTTGACCATATCTATTTTTTTAATCATCTCTCTTCTATCAATGATTGAAAAATTAGCACTACTTGTTTTTAATATTAATGCAGGTGCATTTTTTTGATTTTTAAAAGTATTCAAGAAAGACTTTATCATCATACCGATATCTTTTCTATCCTCACCAAGATTACCTTGTAACCAATGTCCTACGAATAGAAAACAAAAGTCTTCTTCAATTTTTGAGAATTTGCCAGATAAAATCGGTGAAAACTCATTAACCTCTTTAAATATATTGGTATCCGCTCCCTCAAATAAAACCTCTGTTGGTTTTTCTAATTTTAGTTGTCCAACAATTTGTTTTGTATTGTTATCTAATTTATCAAAAGCGACATTTGTAAATCCATCTCTTGAAAAATGAGAAGTAAATATTGTCATATCCATACGATTACAACCCTCTACCCAATTTGCAGGTGGAACGGTACACTCAATACCTGCTGTCATACCAACATTTTTCTTTGCTATTGGTTGGAATTCATTTGGTATTACAATGTGATAATGTAAATCAGGTTGTTTTGGTAAGTTTGGTTGTCTAATAATTCTTTTTTGTATTTCTCTATGTGATTTATCATCAAGATTTAATGCATTAGTAGGTGTTGAACCCCACGGTACTGATTGGATTGCTATATCATATTTTTCTGCTTCAATCAATGCTTTACAAATATCTCTTGAATGATTTCCGTATCCACTACGAGTTTCAACTGGCGCTGTTACTAATATAAATGGTTTCGTCATACTTTATATACCTCATATCTTTCTCTTGGTGTCCACTTTTCAAATGCAGTATTCATATGGTCTATGAATAATTGACACATATGCCTTGCTGACATTTGAGCTTCATCACTCGTTACAAACTCGTGTCCTAATCTACCACAATGTTTTCTATCACTTGGTTTCATATCATACCACTCTCTAATTCTTTCCCCTGCTTCAACCCAATCACATCTGTCATCAAAAATATATGGTGTTGGTGGTGAACCTTGTAATGACCTTGATTTAGGCCAGACTGGCTTTACCCACTCTCCGTGAGTTAAGTCTTTGTTGTGTTCCCACTTTCTCCAATCGTGTAGAGTGTGAATATCTTTATAATCTTGATAAGTTAATAATTTATCTTTCAATCTAAATCCACATTGGTCTTGTAGTCCACCCGTTACATTGACAATGATTGGTGTTCCACACATTAAAGCTTCACAAGTTCCTAATCCAAATCCCTCATTGGATGCTAAATTAATTGTTAAATCACAAATGTTGTATAAATAATTTAAATGTTGATTGGTTAGTTTTTGTGTTGAGAATATAATATTCAAATCAGGACACATCGCTTCTACAACTGCTGGCAAATCAGTTCCATTTTGGTCTACTGGCTGTGTGTGTAAAACAAATGCAACTTTATCTCTTTTTTCTTTTGGAAGTCCATAAGCAAACTCTCTAAATGCCAGTATCGTATCTGATGTGAGTTTTCTTCTGATGTTTCTATTGTTGTATAGTAAACAAAAATCTATATCTCTACCTTGAAATAATTCTGACTTCATTTTATTCATTTCAAGTTTTTCTTTTTCATTTTCAACCGGATAAAAATATTTTTCATTTATTCCGTGTGGAACATAAGTAGAGTCCCAATCTGTTCTTGGTTTATCTTTACAAACATTTTTAACAATGTTGTGTGTTTGTTTTGAAATATTCATAATCAAATCACAACTTTCATAATAAGGTTCGTTCCACATTGGATAAGGTAAATCGTCCCAAATGTTATAATAAAAGATTGGAATATCTTGTCTGATTTCGTGTTCCATTTGAAATAACCAAATCCAAAATCTTGGGTCTGTGTAAATCATAATAGCATCTGGCTTTTCTATCTCTAATAAATTTCTTAATATTTTAGGGTCTCCATAGCCGTCAACTGGATACACTTTTAATGAAGCGTCCTCAACACCTGTTTCCTCTCTTGCACTTTTATCCATATCTATTACTTTACCTTTGTCAGGATGTTTGATAGCACCACCGACTTGAACCCAATCAAATTCATCAAGTGTCCCCATAACAATTTCTCTTGACATTGTTCCGACACCACTTGACATTCTTAGGTCATCTGAAAATAATAGAATTTTTTTCTTTTTGACTTCTGAAACCTTTTTTAATTTTGGTAAATCCATTAAAACCTCTTAATATTTTGAACCGCTTTTCTCTAAATTATCATAATCCAAAACTTTCTTTTGGAATTCTTCATCATAAACAAACATATCTAAAGTTCTATTTACTAATTTCTGCAAAGAAAAATCCTCGTGTATGGATTTCTCCCTAAACTTTTTATAAAGTTCGTCAATGACTTTTACTGATGTTAATTTCTCTTCTTTACTCATAATGTATATATGTATATATAAATAGTTTGTTTAGTCTAAAATAACATATTTTTTATTAATTTTTTCACAATATTCTAAGGCAGATTTTGTTCCGTTGGTTATTTCTCCGTCCTTACAAAATGCCACAACCTTATCACAATATTTTACCATATCTTTATTCCTTTTGTGATAATATCCCACACCATATGGTTTTCCATAATTGTAAGCTTCCATTACACAATGCATATTATGTGGTTCGTGTTGTGGTGGAAACTCACTATAAGGTATTTTAAATTCTAATGCAAATTTCTTTGCATATTTATCTGCTCCGTCTTTGGCACCACCACTAACCACCTCAACATCTGTATGTTCCATTTTTAATCTGAACATAAAATTCTTCATTTTTGATTTATTTGTATAAGTTCGACTTCCAATAATTGCTATTTTCATTGGTCGTTTCTTTTTTGTTTTCTGATTGGTTCTGGATTTATTTCGTCTTTATTGACAAACTCATATGTTTCTTTGAAATGTTCTAAACCTTTTATAATGTCTTTTGGATTACTATATTCGTATGCAAATCTACGATTTTCCATATAATCTCTATTCGCTGGTTTAGCACCTTTTGGTATGATATCAAAAAATATAAATTGATTTTGACTATCTATAAGCTCTGGCACGATAGTAATTTTTGTGTTGAACTCACCACTCGTTTTCCAATATTTAATAAATGGTTCTAATGTTTTTAAATCCACCATTTCAGTATTTCTATCATACCAAAAATATAATGGAAACGAAATGCCAGATAAATATTCTAATTGTTTTAGTTTCATCAGTTCTTGAAAAACTTCTTGTTCAAAATCTGTTGCTAAAAAGTCTGTGACTTTTAGTCTTAAACTTGGTTCAGTCATTATAAATCCTTACAACTTCTACACTTTTTGTGTGGTTCACATTTTTCATAATCGTGTGAAATGATTTTGCCTTTATCATCATAACACTCGTCCATAAACTCTTGTAATCTATTCATAACCTTATTAACACTTGGTTTTCCACTTGCCGGCGAGAACGCCTGAATTCTTTTCTGTGGATAAATCATATTTTCATATAATCTTCTCTTTAATATTAAATATTCAACATCTATTTTATCTTCTGATATTTCTAATTGTTTTGCCATAAAATGTTTATACAACAATAACTGATTGGTTTTATTCTTATCGGCTTTCATATATTTGTTCCAACCCATAGTAGATGATTTAATGTCAATAATTTTCATACGACCATTTTTCTTGTCGTGTAAAACAACATCCATAAACCCTACAAATCTCATATCTTTTGGTAATTGATAATTTAGGTTCATCTCAATACCAACTAACTCAGTATCTTTCTTTTTGAAATGACTACCTTTTCTTTTTAAGAACTCATCAATGATAGCAAATCCGTCATTAGTGAACTCAATCATTTCTTTTTGTTCTACTTCAAACTCATCACCATATCTTTCTTTCGATTCTTTATACAATTCTTTCATACGATAAATCAAAATATCGTGAAGTGGTAAAGCATCTGCTTCTTTGATTGTTCGTTCATAATAACAAACTAAATATGCTTGAATAGTTTCGTGAATAGCACTACCAAACAATGTGTAGATATTACCTTTGAAAGTCTCTGCCTTGTCAACATAATTCAACTTCCAAGTGTAAGGACATTTGTCCCACATTGCGAACTGACTATAACTTATTTTGCCCATTTACCTCTTGCTACGACTTGTGCCATAACTCCATAATTTGATACATCTGAAAAACTATCAGTTACGGGTTCTCCCTCAACTGAGTTCTCTCCGTTTCTCAATAATAATGTTTTCATTCTTTCTATCTTGTCGTTCATTCTGAACCATAATCCCAACAATGATAATTTAATGTCTTCTGGTGTTTTTAGAATTGTTCCCACTGCTATGTTTTGTGGGCCATAATCATATTGTTTTCTACAAAACAATTCATATTGTTCTGATTGTATTTTTAGAAACTCACCTGTCATTTCAGGATAAGTTCTCTCCATATATTTCACAACATCTTGTGTGTCCACCATTTCTTTTTCTGTTTCAGTTGGTTCTCTTTCAAAGTCCAATGCTGAGTCTGGCAATCCCTTTGGTGTGTCTTTAATCATTATTTACTCCATATTTTTTTTAGTTGCTTTTCGTCTACACCATACTTGGATACGATAGAATATACAACATCTTTACCCATAATGTCAAGCGTTTTTTCAATATTTTCTGAACTATCTTCAAAATAATCACATAAAATGTCCATAGCCCACTTTTCAATCTTAGATTTCTTCTTAGATTTTGTGTATCTTAGAAATGTTCTACTCTTGGGAATTACATTGGTGTAGAATTGATATACTGATTTAGGTTCTAATTCCCAATATCTTTGGATTTCATTTACAACTTCAATCCACTCTGGCTTCATTGATAAAAATCTGTGAACCATATAGTTTGACCAAGTTTTTTTATCAGCATCAGAAATATCGTCCCAATAATTTGGGTTCTGTGAATTTGTAATTTCTTTTATGTGGTCAAATAGTGTTTTTGTTTTCATTGTGAATAACCTTAGATACTAATAAATAGTAATCTCTTTTTGTAAAATGTATTTTTTTTAATATTGATTTGTCATTGGAACTCGTGGTATTGATATCTTATGCTTTTTGTAATCTGTGCTATCTAAATATAAATCATTAACTTCTTCAGAAAATTTATACTCATTAACATTATCAACAATTTTTATCTCGTTTCTGGCAATAAAATCTAATTTATCTGTTTCATTAAATAAATATTTGTCATCTTTCCCAATCTTAAAATCAAATCCAAAATCAAGTTCAAAGTCATCACCATTAGAATTTAATGAAAAATTTAAATTAAAACAAGAGTCTTTTAAACCATAACCTTTGAAATTATCTCTAATGATAAAATTAACATTTGATTTATTACTTATGTTTACCATTACCCAAGCAAAACCTTTTATTGTTTTTGTTATCTCATTTTTAATCGTGTCCACAACATTGTTTTGTTCCGTAGATAATAAAAAATCTTTGTTAAATATATCATTATCTACATTGTCCTTCAGTTCTACTTCAACATTATTAAACACTAAGTCTTTCTCTCTTAGTCTTGCTCTATAATATGGTGGTTTTCCACCCCTTTCTTTTGTGGTTGCATATGAGAACTCATCTCCGATTAAATCCTCACCCTCTTTTGTAAATTTAAATGTCCTTAACATTATTTCAATTAAAAATGACCTTAAATGTCTAATCATCAATATATTTTTATAGTCTTTTGATACCCAAGCGTTCAACATAGTTTTCTTTTTTGAAACCTCAAAATCATCTCTGTAAACATCTAATGGTGTGTGATTAAGTATGTCGGTTGATTGCATTAAGTTTATAACCCCATTGTTTCCAAAATATTTGTGGTTGTCATACAAAAATTTTAGTTGTAATATAAAGTCCATATAGTTTTCTTTTGGATAACCTGGTATATAATTAGCTATGTAGAATACTTTACTTTCATATGCAGATTTCAAAAAATGACTAACATCATCTGTGGTCTGTCCTTTTTCCATTAATGCCAGTATCTTGTTAACACCATTTTCTACCCCAACATTCATATAGTTTAATCCTACATTAACTGCTTTTGTTAATAATTCTCCGTCAAGTTTTTTGTGTGTTCTGAAATGTCCACCCCAATACATTTTTGGTATCGTTCCATTATCCATTTCTGTTTCTAATTTTTCTACCAACAACTTAAAGTTTTTCATTGACCCATTAATCAATGAATCTGTAAACCAAAAGTTATTAATGCCAGTTTGTTCAGTTAATCCTTTCATCTCATCAACAATTTTTTCATTGTTTTTTGTTCTATACAATCTTGTTTCACTACAAAATGTGCATTTGAAAGTGCAACCCCTTGAAGTTTGCATTGGTAATTGTAATTCTGTATCAAAAGCTTCTGTTAATTTTTTGAACTCATCTATGATTTCTTTATCCCAACTTGGTATTTCTAATTCATTTAGATTTTGTGGTAAGACTGGCCCATTAAACACTGGCTTTCTACCACTACGACCCTTTTTCAATACCGTAGGAAAACTTGGTGCTATTTTATCCCAACGATAAATACCCTTTACATTTTCATAATGTCCGTCTTCAGTATAACGATTAACTAAATCAGATATAATTTTTTCTCCGTCAGTTGAACTACAAGCCACATCAACATACTCTCTATAATTATCGTTTTCAACTAACCCTGCTGATTCTGCATACCAAGAGTATGGGCCACCATACCAAATTTGTATCTTTGGATTTTTTTGTTTTAAGTATCTGGCAATATAGTCTGTTGTTACAATGTTAGAAATGTAAGTGGTAAATGCCACCACATCATATTCTGCTAATTTATCTATATACTCGTGCCATAAATCTTTAAAGTGTGGTAATATTTCATCTTTGAAGTTTGCTTCGGAATTCCAAGGCGTATCATTACCCCAATCCCAAAACTTTTGTATATTTTTTTCTTTTGTATATAATGATGTTCTGATGTTTAAATCAAATTGTTCAACCTCAACATCTTTATTTTTGATGTGTGATTTTAAACTACCGATTGCGAAAGAAGGCGTTTGAACTGACCATTGTGGGCATATACATAGTGCTATTCTCATACAAAACAATCTCCTAACATCCAAGTTATCAATGAATATCTTTTTCCTTTTGTGATTGGTGTAACTCTATGTGATAAGAAAGCAGGGAAGATTGTTATACTTCCTCTTGTTCTTGGTGCGGTATAATTATTTTCACCTGTTTCGTCAGTAATTCCAAACTCTAAATTTCCACCCTCATATTTTGTTTCGTCTGACAACTGAACGATAGCTGTTAGTTTTCTTAATGAAGTTTCTTTTGAACCACAATCAGTATGCCATTTATATTTACCACCATTTTCATATTTTAATATTTTAACTTTTTCCATTTCTTGTATATTGTATTTCCAAATAGATAAGTTAGATAACTCAAATACCATTTTTAATTTATCATTTAATTGTTTATTATTGATAACAACCTCTTTGTTATCACGAACCTCTTTGTTCAAAATATTCTCGTCATAATTACCTGCGAGTTCTGATTCAGTCGCTTCACCTGTTTCTAAGTATCTCATTAGCTTCTGGCATTGACTTAATGATAGAAAGTTCTCTTTATGAACTACGAATTTAAATTTATCATTTTGTATCATACGAAAGTATCTCCAACTGCCCAAGCAACACAAGAGTATCTCTCACCTTTTGTTATCTCGGTAATTTGATGTCCTGCAAATGCCGGGTGAATAATTAATCTACCTGGTTTTTGTTCTATGGTTTTTCCGTCAAACAACTTAAACTCTCCACCCTCATAATCATCATTTAATGATACGATACAAGTTAATTTTAATGAACTGAATTGGTCTATTGGATAAAAATCTGAGTGTGGATTATACCAATCTCCTACATCATATCTATGACATTGTATTCTATTTCTATAAATACCTTTGATATCATATTTGTAATGTATTTGATTTGCTACTGATATTACTTCCCAAAATTTATCTAAGTATTTTTGTTCATTGTTTTTGTTAATGTTTAATAAACAAATACTATCTTCTTTTTCATAGTATTTAGTTTTCTTTCTTTCAGAATTTTTGTTTACTTTGTCAATGATATAGTCGCACTCCTCTTTTGTAAAGAAGTCATCTTTTGTTATTACCCATTTGAAATTATTATTTAATTTCAAACTATCCATATCTATTGGTTTATACATTTTTATCCTATTTGAAGTGGTCTCCGATAAATAATTCTTGAATTACATATCGTTTACCTTTGCTGACTGGAACAACATTATGACATAGAAATGCCGGAAAGAAAGTTAATGAACCTTTTAATTTGTTCATTGAATACCACTCTTTTGTGTCTTTGTCTTGGATACCAAATTGAACATCTCCACCCTCATATTCACTCGGGTCTGTTAATTGGATAATCCCTACTAATTTTCTTACTGAACAAGTTCCTGCATTAAAGTCTGTGTGCCAACCATAGAAACCACCCTTTGTGTATTCTATTAATTTTAATTCATTATCACAACCGTCAATATCAAAATGAAATACTTTATCATTTACAATATTGGCCATTTGAAACATTTTGTCCTGTAACCATTTCCAATCTTTGTTTGGTTTTGTTGGTCTGAATTGGTTTTCTTCTTGTTCACATAAATACCACTCATTAGTTTTTCTAATTTCTGGTATGACTGCATTTTTTCCTTGTTCATCTCCAACACAACCTATCACATCTTGTTCTGATTCCATTATGTCTTTTAATAATTCATCACATTTTTCTGATGATAAAAAGTTTGGAATTTGAACTGAATATAAAAAGTCGTTATTCTGTTTCTGACTCATCTGATACTAAAACCCTATTCGCAAAGTAATTCTTGCCGTTATTTGTGTTATCTATATTGTATGTGATTTGCATGTAGGCGAGCTTTTCAACTTTAACCACATTTACTTTGTTTAATTCATCATTTAAAACCTCATCACCAACCTCTAATGGTGCTTTGTAATCTCCGCCGACATAAAATGGGTGGTCATCTGTTGCTTTAATTTCTGTATTATCACTAAATTTATATTTAACTAAATTGTCGTGTCTAATTTTTGTAATCTCTCCCACGACTGAATTTTGTAATTTACCAGTTTCCTCATTATAAGTTTTAATTTCTGTTCCTGGTTTAATCTTTTGTATGTTTTCATAAGTTCCGTCTGCTAATGTAATCATTGTATCACCTGTAAAACATTTACCTGGTGGAATATTATGAACTAAAATATCTGATGTAAAGTATGTATCAATATTCTCTACATCTAATGAATAAAATGTGTCCTCTTGTGCTACTTCTGTTTTTGATGTGATTTCAACTTCGTTTGCGTCTTTATCTAAAAAGTAATTACCTACATTAATATTGTCAGGTGTTTGCCAACTCCAAGTATCACCTTGTTTTGTAAAAAATCTACCACCTTTCATCATAGCTTGTTTCATCACTGGAATTTTTATACTTCCATTAATTAAATAATAACCATAAAAGTCCTCACTAAAAGTTCTAACCACAACTGAACCAGATGCGACTGAACCACTTAAATTTGTTGAACTATAATCATACCAATCTTCAAAGAAAAATTCATCTGGCATTCCAGCAGGTTTATATGATTTCACAACATCTCCAACTTCAATATCTTGAACTTGTTTTGTTGAATTATCATACATAGTAATTTCACTACCACTTGGTGATGAATATACACCAAGAGCGTTTTGAATATGATATCTATCACCACTTAAAATAAATTTTGGTGCATATGAAAAAGTAAATCTATCTTTATCTTTTAATAATATTTGTCTGTCTGGTGTTAACAAATAATCTTGTTTTGTTGTTTTAAAGTATCCTTGATTACTCAATGTGCTACCACTTGGGACAATATATTTTTCAATCAATGAACCACTATTTACTGAATTTTGATAAGTTGGGTTTGATGAATTGTATTTATGAAACAATATCGTATTGTCAAGAGCTGTTCCGTCTTTACTCGCATCTTTAACTACAAAATCTGGATGATATGCATTTGTATCAGAAAAAGAACTTGTGTTAAATAATGGTATTAAACTCGCACTTTCAGGTGATGAGTTCAATATAGTTCTAAATGTTGTCTTATCAAATGAACCACTAACTATCTCTAATAGATTATCATCACTAAAAAATGGTGTTTGTATAAAGAAATGGAAACTACTTGTGTATTGATTTTGTCCTCTTTGAGTAAAGTATGTTCTGTTTGTATCATCTCCATACTCAAAACTACAACTTATGTTGTGTCTGGCAAAACTCGCACTAATCAATGGGTGTTGAAAGTTAGAAGGATTATACTTAACACTATCATCTTGACCATAAACAAATGCATTTGTGCAACCTTTTTCGTTTGCATAGTCTGCAATTAAGTCAAATGAAGCTGTTTGTTCATTATAAGAACCATAAATACCACAAGCTGTGTTCATTTCATTGAAATATATGTTGTCTGTGGTTTCTTCTTTAATATAATCAACACCTGCTAAAATACCAATATTAGTATTTGTTGGCCAACCACCTGCACTTCCTGTGATGTGGTTTAATAAATTTGTTATTTTTGTTTGAACTGACATAATTTTTTCCTACTTATAAATATCAATTTAGTCCATTTTAGTGAATATATTTTCTTTCATAACCGATAATGCTGGTGTATTCCAATCCTCTAACTTAATCATAGCAGTTTTGTATCCTTGTTGAACTATTTCATTACATCTCAACCATACTAAATCACTACCTAATCCTTTATTTCTATGTTCTGGAAACACATAACGATTACACAAGTAAGGATATCGTCTATTCCAATCAATAAAACACCAGCCACCCTCAACTAAATAAAATGACCAATTGTTTTTTAGTCTGTGTTTTAAATCAGATAAATTCCACTCTTCCCAATCCTTACCAAATGAGTCTTTGAATTCGTTTAACTCTCTCAAAATATCTACCTGAACCTCGTTCCATTTCATTTGTTCCCAATTGTTAAACTCTTGAAATTTTGGAACTGGTCGTAATAAGTATCTACTTAAATCTATCTTGTAATACATTTTTTATTTTCTCTGCATATTCTTTGTGTGCTATTGGACCTGGATGTAAATTATCCTCTGCTAAATCTGTTAAATCAAAATTGACATCAAAATGTTCTGCTGGTAAATCTCCGTCCCAAGTTCCCCATATAATTTTATCACGACCTACAAAAGTATTCAACATATTATAATGATGTAGAAAGTAAAAGTAATTATTATACTCGTTGATATTGACTTTTTCTTTTACCTGCCACGCTCTCAATACCACTCCGTCATCATCAAACCAAGTTCTTCTAAAAAAGTGTGGAACCGTAATGATAAATATTTGTCGTCTTGATTCTGGTATGTAAACTTCTGATAATGTCTTGACTGCGAAATCTAAACCTGTTCCACCTGCTCCGTAGTTATAAACTGCTGTGTCTTCATCACCTAACAAATGAGTAAAGGTCTGTTCTTGTTCTAAACTCCAACCATAAGTCCAACTATCTCCAAATGTGTAGATTTGCCTTCTGGCATTTTCGTCATTATAGATTGGGTCGTGTTGTCTTCCACCCTCTAATCTACCCATATTGTTTTCATAGATATTGAGAGCTTCTAAATGAGATGAAACATATTCACCTTTATCATTAGAGTAAACAATATTTCCTTTGTCATCTTTGTGTTGATAAAGTTTTAGTCCGTGTTCTCCTTGTGGAAAACCTTCGTCTGTATTTTCTTTTGTTGTTACTCTATGATTATCAAAGTAGAATTTGTCTACATTGTATTTGACTTTATTTAAATAAGTTTCTTTCTTTGATGACATTTTTTACTTTCTCCGCATATACTTTGTGAGACTCAATGCCAGGATGTCTTCCATCAGAACCGTGGTCGTGTAATTCAAAGAATATATCTAATTTGTCCTCAGGAACTTCACTATCCCAAGTTCCCCAAATTATCCTATCTCTACCAACAAAACGATTTAACATTTCGTAATGATGTAAGAAATATAAATAATGATTATATTCATTGATTAGAGCTGCTTTTGGTTTTTCAATACACCTACGAGCCATACCATCATCTTCAACAAACATTCTTCTAAATGTGTGTGGAATAGTCATCACAAAAACAAAGTTATCTTTATCTTTTAGTCCTCTATTGTGATAAACCTCTGATGCTTTTTTTACTGCATAGTCAAGGCCTGTTCTACCTGCTCCATAATTATATGAAGCCACATCTTCTTCAATTAGTAAATGTGGATATGCTTCTTCGTTTTCAAGACACCAACCATAAGTCCAACTATCACCAAAATTATGTATTTCATATTTGGCATCAGAATTGTTTTTCTCATCATTTATTCTACTACCTTTTTCATAGAATTGCATTGGTGTTTCAATATTTGTTACTGATAATCCTTGTCTTCTTTTCGTATATCTGACATTATCATAATAATATTTCTCTACAAACTCTATAATACCTTCAGTAAATAGTGTATCTTGTTCTGTTAGTTTCATCGCTTTACTTGATGGTGGTTTCCATAAAGTAAAATGTTTTTTCAACGACATATTATTCTCCCATTTCTGTCATATTTTTTGGAATAGTTCCACAATTACCACAACTAAAAACTTGCATTGGAACGATAGCTTCTTTACCTGTTGGTGATACCAAAGCCGATACTTTCTTTAAGAAAAATGCCTGTATGAAAGATGCGTTTCCACAATTCTCACAAACAATAGTTTCTGCTTTTGATAAATCTATTTGAAGTCCTGGTTGTTCTCTTTGTATATTGCTCATTTTATTGTCCCTATTATTTCTACAAACATAGACATAATGTTGATTTCTTTATCCACTACGACTGCGTCTGATTGTTGATATTTAGACAAGATTAAAATACACTCTGCGATATGACCTGTTGCCCAATCATCAATCGTATCAAACAATAACCTAAACAAATCTGAAAAGTCTGATACTTTTGAGTCTGCTAATAATTGTCTGATATTTTGAAATGAGTTTTTCTTGTCTTGTGTTTTTAATATGTCTAATACTTGTAATTTATAATCGTTTTGAGTGATTGTATTTTCATCAATTACTAATTCATTATTAACTACTTGTCGTTGAGCACCATTGATTACTCGTCTAATATCTGGATAACCACCATTTACAATGGTAGCTATATTCTTAATGTCATAATTAACACTTTCATTATCCAATATATTTGCCAGATGTTGTGCTACTTCTTTTCTATCTGGTGGAATTATCTGAAATGCTTGACAACGACTTTGTATTGGGTCAATTATTCTTTCGACATAATTACAAGTCAATATAAAACGACAATTCTTAGAGAAAGTTTCCATAAGATTACGAAGTGCTGCTTGGGCGTTTGGTGTAATGTAATCACACTCGTCCAAGATAATCACTTTCATATCTTTGAAACCTAATGTTGATGCGAAGTTCTTGACTTTCTCACGAACCACATCTACACTATTCTCATCTGATGCGTTGATGTATAGATAATCACAATCTATATTATTGACAATGAGTTTTGCCAAAGTAGTTTTACCTGTTCCTGCTCTACCAAATAATAATAAATGTGGAACATCACCACTTTCCAAATAGACTGACACCTTACTTTTTAAATGGTCATTACCAATGTAAGTTTGTAAGGTGTTTGGCCTATACTTTTCAACCCATAAACTATGTTTTATATTATCCATTAATTAACCGCTTGTGTTGACACCAAGAAGTATTCTGAATTGTAGTTATCAATTGAGAATTGTATTCTTGATAAACCTGCTGAACTAACTTCAAGAGTTGCACTTTCACAATCTTTGTTTGCATTTAAGATTGATGCGAACATATTTGCATTAAAACTGATTGGTTCAATCTCTTTATATTTTGTAGTTTCAACTGGAATTGTAACACGATTAGATGCGATACTCGCATATCCAATAACGATTTTTGTTTCGTTATTTTCAGTCAAAATAGTAAAAGTTTCTGCTTCGGATAAAGCACCTTTACCACTAATAAATGTGTTCACGAAATAAGGGTCAACCTTAATACCTAACTCAAAACTATCTGGCAAATTTTTTAGTTCTGGTGGTGTAGGGATAACCGATAAATCACTTAACATATACTTTGACTTTGTTTTTCTTTTAGTATCTACGAACTCCATAGAAATAAATTTATCTCCTGAGTTTGATAAACTAACCTCAACATCATCACCCAATACTGATAACAAACTTGATAGTTGTCCTGTATTATATACACCTAATTCACAAGGTGATAGATGAGTGAACTTACTTAATTCAACTTTACCCACAACTGATTTATCACCTGAGATAAATCTTGTTGATAATGAGTTTCCGTTTGAAGTCCATTTAGTTGATTTAATTTCTCCACCAAGAGTATATTTCGTAATGAAGTCTGTTAACTGAGTTTTGTTCATAACCTATTTTCTCCTATTATTTTTCAATTATAAATATCATTTGTTAATCTGAAAATCAAAAAAACTTTTCCATTGATTTGATTTTTTTATTTTCTACCTCGATTTTCTCTATCGGCGGTATAAATTCTTCTTTGTTTTTTGGATATGCTTTACAATCGTGTTTCAATTGTTTTCTCATCTTTTTGTTTTCTCTTGATGAACCCAAAAAATATAAGTATCTATGTTTAGGTGCTTCTCTTTTTCTATAAAATGTATGTCCTATTTCATTTTTCAAGTGTTCTACATTATGACTTCCGTATCTTGAAAATACCGTACGACTATGTATCCAATTATGTGGTTCACCTAATGATACTGAATAGTTTGGCATTAATTGTATATCACGACAATCTTGATACAACCAATTTGTTGCTTGATAAATCGTTCCCAAGTGCATTTGTTCCGGGTCTGCATAACTGATTAACATTTTTATATCTCTGGCATTTTGCTTTAACCACTTGAAAGATTTACCCATACTCAATGACTCAATGTTCTTTCCGTATCCGTCATCAATATATAGTCGTGTCAATTCTAATACTTGTTCTTTTTCTAACGTTGGTATCATAGACTTGACCGCTGAACGACCAACTGGATATCCATAAGTCATACAACCAATTAACTTAGTTTCTTTTCCGTCATAAAACTTGTGGTCTTGTTCTCCAACATAATAAATACCTAATGCATATCTACACATACTGAATGCGTGAGTGTAGTGTTTTTCAATAATCATTTTCTTGGCTACTGAACTTGGTATTTCCTCAATGTAAACTGAATCTGCATTTACATACATTAGAAAAACCTACTCATTGATTGTGTTGTGTCTTCTATTCCACCCCAATGCATTGCTTTATAAAACATACCAATTTTCTTACTCATAGCTTGTTCAAACATTTTATTATGGTCTATGAAGTTTTTAATCATATCTAAAATTTGTGGTGGGTCTTCATAACCTTTGTAAGCTATGGTATCAAAACCAAACTCATTCTCTTTTAAATAAACCCATTTAATTTTCTCTCCGTTAGATATCTTTGTATATTTTCTACCCTCATACCAATGTTCTAACAACGAATTATAATTAATAGCAGACTTGACGTGAACTGGTGTTCCTTTTTTGTAGGTGGCAAATGGATTGTCATCATCTTTTATCTGATACTTTCCAATACCTTTTACACCGATTGGATTTGCCATAACATCATAATGTAATGAAGTCATATTTCTTTTAAAGATACTAATTCTTTCGTCTATCTTTTCTTTTGGAACATTTGCCAGAATATCTTCTAACACATTTGACAATAACTCTTTCATAGCCACCGCAAAATTACTACGAACCGTGTCTAATCCTTTAACGTGAATTTTATCACATTTTCTACCAGCGTCATTAATAATTCTTAACCCATATCTTTTCTTTGTGATAAATAAACCTGTCTTTGCAATTACCTCTTGTTTGATATCGAACACATGCTTATCAAGATTTAAAAACTTTTTACCAAAATAATTGTATGAATTGTTTAGATAGTCTTGAACTTCTGCACAAATTTCAGAAATCCTTTGTGTCATCATAGTTTCTGTCAATTCTTGATTAGGAAATCTTTTCTCAATCAATGGAACTGCCGAAGCAAAAATAGAGTCTGTATCGATATAGATAACATAGTCGTCATCAGTATTCAATTGAGTGTTGTAATAATGATTGGTTATCTTTTTACTAAACTTAATTAGAGATTGACCCGTAAGAGTGGTTGCTTCGGCATTATCCAAATCATAAAATCTAAATACTGATAAACCTAATACACCATACAATGAATTCAATACAACTTTCTGAATATATTGTCGTCTATCAAAATAATCTTCTTTTTCTTTATCACCCTCATCGTGAAACTTCTTCACAAGTTTTCTCATCTCAACTCTTTCATTGAACCATTTTTCCAACAATGCAGGTATCAGTCCTTGTTTGTCTGTTCTATACATTATTCCATTTGACGCTATGGAAACATCTGCTTCATCAAAATATTGTTGAAGTTCTCTTTCTGTCATCTTACCCATTTCCTTACCTTGTTTATTTAACATTGTGTAAGTTTTTTTATTATCGGTTTTTAAGAATTGTTCAGCGTCCCAACCCACTACCTTACCAACTTTTGTTTCAGGTGATATATTTAGTGAACGAATAACACTCGGATACATTGATGTAATGTCCAAGTCATAAACCCAATCGTGTTTGCCAGATTGTGGTTCTTGAACATAAGCTCCTGCAAACTTATCATCATCTAATTTTTTTGGTCGTCTTGGTTTGTTTGGTGCAACCACACCAATCTTTTTCAGATAAACTAATATAGCTCCCTCTAACCAACGACTTGACATATAAACATCTTCATAAGGAACATGCCCTAAGTGAGCAATACCTCTGGCAATTTCAATAAAATCTAATTTTTTGTCTAACTCAACTAATATTCTTACATCTCGAATATTATAATCAATAAAAGTCTGTAAGTCTTTCTCATATAAATCATCAAGTGTCCCCTCATAATCAACCTTTTTCATACCAACTTCTACTTCACCAATATAATCTAAACGATAACTTGATTGTTGAGTAAATGAAAAATTACGATACAAAGATAAATAATCTAATGATGATACACCAGCGATTGTATGTTTCTTTTTGTATTCTGAATAAATAACTTCTGAGATTGGTGATAAAAGATTTGCTACCTCAGGCCCCAACACTCTAACCGCTCTATTATATAGATAAGGAATATCAAAAAAGTCTGAGTTCCAACCACTAATAATCGTAGGTCTAATTTCTAAATACTTTTGATAAAACTTATTTAACATTTCATATTCAGTATCATAGAACTCAACTATCTCGTCATCTTTTGTATAATTTTTAATTCTTTGTTTTGGGTCAAAGCAATAGGTAAAATATTTTTGTGTTGTGGAATCATAGAGTGCTATTGAAGTGATTGGATTTTGTGCTTTCTCTATGTCAGGAAATCCGTCCGTTACTTCAACCTCAATGTCAAAGAACATAGTTCTATGTCCTACTGATACCTCATCAGAATCTCCATAGTTATCAACTAAAAATCTTGTGACTGGCGGAACATCTGACTCGTGAAGTGTTGGGTCATCTTTGTCATAGTTTGTAACTCTTTTTAATCTATCTCCATAAAGAGAAACATGCTGACCATTTGAGTGTTTAACATAAGCATACTTATGATAAGGGACTACGAGATAACCTTTTTGGTCGTCCCATAAATGCATTTTTGATTTTTTTACATCATAGTGAATTGCTTGATACAAATATAACTCCTTTTAGATACAACACTCTGTATATAAATATACAATACTTTTTTAATAATGTCAAGTTTTTTTTGTGGGGGCGAAATAAATCGCCCCCATAAGATTAGAAGTTAATAGTTAATCCAATATTTGCATATCTTGGTGTTCCCAAGAATACTTCTGCGTTGTGTGCTAAGTGTTCCTTAGAACCCCAACTATTGTATCTACTATTATCAACTGCGTCTTGAACAAATACCTCATCAAGAACATTAAAGATATGTCCGTTTAAAGTCATATCAAGTCCTTTAACTTTTGGTAATTTGTAAGACATATGTAGGTCAAGTTTTGAGTAGCCAGGAGCTTCCCATACTTGACTTCTGTCTGCGTCATCATCCGTTCCGTCATATTCACGAGCGCCTGGTGACCAGTCTGAATAGTTCTTATCGTATGTTTTGTGTATTGCTTGTATCATTAAACCCTTGACTGGTTTTAATGTCATTCCCAATACATATGCAGTTTGTGGCATATCACCTACATACAATCCGTCAAGTGCGTATGCATATTCAGTTGTTGAAAATCCAACTACTTGACCTTCTGAGTTATACTCATTTTCTTGATAAGTTCCCTCAGCGTCTCCGTCAAATTTCCAATTACCAAATGACGCTACGAACATCAAGTCTAACATATCATTAACCATATAGTTTGTTTCAATCTCAA